CGCGATTGCTCCCTTGTGGAAGATGCCGGCGAACAATCCGCCCAGCAGCCCGCCGCCGCCAACCCCGCCGCCGAAGGCACTGGCGAAGATCTGGTTCAGCGCGATATCGAGCAATTGGTCGGCCAGCCGCGACAGCGCGTTCTGCAGCGCCTGGGTGGCATCGACGCCATGCACCAGGTCGGAGATGAAACCTTTCAGCGACGACTGGAAGGCGCCGGACAATTCCTGCGCCACCTGTGCCGCCTGCTGCTGCGCCGCCTGCATCTGTTCGGCGGTCTTCGCGGCCCGCTGCTGGGCTTGGGCGATGCCGTCGATTGCCACCTTCTCGTTGGCATATTGCGTCGCCAGTTGCGATACCGCGGCGGAAATCTCCGGGGTGATGTCTACCCCCTCTGCCCGCAGCTGCGCCAAGAGCTCGTGCTCCTTGCGCAGTTTCTCGGCCTCGAAGGTCGCCATCTGCATGGCCTGGCCCTCGACCGATAGGCTGTCGTTCTCCGCCTGCTGCGACGACAGCAGCGAATCGAGTGCCTCCTTGTTGCGCTTCAGTTCCTCGGTGACGCGGGTGCGGGCCTCGGCATAGGCGACCACGTCGTCCACCGTCTTGCCGCCGCCCAGCACTTCCGGGTTGGCGGTGATGACTTTCGACGGCAGCACATTGGCCACCGGCGTGCCGGGCGCCGCCTTCAAGACATCGATCGCCCCTTGGGCGCCGAGGAAATGGGCCAGCTGCAGATTGGCCTCATCGACCGATACCCCGGCCTTCTGCAGCACCTCGGAATTGGTTCGGGCATATTGCTTGATGACTTCGAACGAGACTTGCGCATCGGTGCGCAGCGCCAGGATGGCCTCGCGCGACAGGTTGGCGGCGCGGTCCGGAAAGGCCTTCCTGAATTCCTCGATGAATGTCGACTCGATGAACTGGCCGAGCCCGGTGGCGGTCGATCGCGGGTTGCGGGCATTGGCCACGCCGCCCGATTCCGCCGCCACCACGTCACGGGCGAACTTGTCGATGGCGCCCTCGAGATGGCTGGAGGCCTTCTCGATGTTGCCAGCCGCCTCGCCAGCAGCCCCGCCAGACAGTTGCGGAACCACAGTCTGTTGCGACGGCGCAAATCCGGTGATCGATGTACCGACCGAGCCGCCGTTCAGCAGCTTGTTGCGCTCTTTCAGCGCCTTGATCTGCTGATCCAGCACATCGAGCTGGCGCTTGAGGCTTTCGGTCAGCGGCAGGCCGGGCAACGCCCCTTCCAGCAGCCTGGCGGTTTCTTCCCGCTGCCGCTCCAGCGCCTTCAGTTCATTGGTGCGGTCGACCTGCGGAATGCCGGTATGGGTTGCGCTGCCAAAATCGAGACCGGTAAGCCCCTCGGCCGCCGCGCGGGCGAAGAATCCCGGATGCTGGGCAATCAGGTCGAGGCCATTCAACACCTTCAGGATCGAGCCCTTCGACACCGCCGACCAATGGTTCCATGCCCTGGTCCAGCGATCATCGAAGTCCTTGGCCTTGGCCACCAGTTCGTTGTCGATCACCCGCCCGGCATCGCGCGCCGCCTGCTCGCCCTCGCGGATTGCATCCGCCCCCATGTTGAGGATCTACAGAACCTCGGCATAGCTCCGCCCGAAGGCGGCGGCGCCGATCGTGGCCTTGTCCTGCTCCGTGCGGGCGTTGCGGATCAGGTCGGCAACCTTGCGGAAATTCTCCAGCGGGTCGGCCGAGAATTGCAGGCGGTTGGCGGCGAAGATCTTGCCCAGATCGCTCGACGCCCGTGTCTGGGCTTCGCCCACCCGGACATTGAGCTTGACCACGGCATCGGTCAGCTTGTCGACGTCGCTGCCGGCCTGCGCCGCCACATCGCCGATCGCCTGCAGGGCTTCCGCCGAGATGCCGGCCTTGATCGCCTGGTCTCCCAGATGCGCCACCGATTTGATGGTCTGGTCCACCGCCTTGGTCACCGCCCCGATCGACACGGCCGACAGCGCGCCGGTGAACAACCCCTTGCCGAAGCTGCTAAACATTGCGGACACGTTGCGGTTCATCTGGCGGAATCGGTTTTCGATACCGCGCGCCGCAGTATTGGTTGACCGCTGCGCCCGGTCCAGTGCCTTCTGGTAGCCGCGCACATCCGCCGACAGTTGAATCACCAGCTTTTCAATATCCGTCGCCATCGCTTGCCTTTTTCATCAGCGTGTCAAGCCGTTCGATTTGCGCATCGCTCAGGGTGCGAGCCTTCTTGTCGTCCGGCGTATGGGCATCGGCATAGCCCTCGACGCAAGCCATGAACTGCCACAGACTCATGGCGTCGATGTCGGCGGGGGAATAGCCGAGGATGGCGCCGGTGCCATAGATGGCGGCGAAGCGGAGTTTCCCTCTGGGGAGGGGATCGTCTCGTCCTCCGTCGCCGCTCGGTCTTTTCCCAGCGGTTCGTCCTCGACACCGGAAAGTGCCGCGCCGAGGATCACCTCGGCTGGCAGCACGCTCTCCAGCCACGCCCGGTCGTCGACATAGCGCTTGACTAGCACCAGGGCCTTGGCCGGCTCCAGCCCGCCGCCGATCAGGCCGAGGCGGATGGTCTCGCGGAAATCATCGATGCGCCATGAGCCATCGGCCAGTCGGCCGAAGATCGTGGCCGGCCCGGCGTCGCATTTCTCCTGCAACTCCCGGACCTGGCCGAGACCGATCCTGAACCGGTAGGTGCCGTCGGCCCAATCGAGATCGATTGCCCCGTCGCGGCTCATCAGACCACGACGGTGGTCAGCGCGCCATCGGCGACAATCTCAAGACTGACGGTGGCAAGCGGTTCATCCTTGCTGGCGTCGTAATTCTTGACCGACAGGAATCCCTTGCCAGTCTTGGTCACGCGGGCCACCAGAGCCGGATCGTAGATGATGAATTTCAGGTTGCGGCTCACCGTGTCACTGTAAAAATTCTCGATATGGGTCAGTGCCTCGTCCGACAACACGCCCTGGCCGGAGACCGACCAATCGGAGCTCCGTTGCGTCCGCACGGTGACCGCCGGCGCATCCTCGTCGGCACAGTCAATGAGTGTGGTCTCGCTGAAGGTCTTCGATTCGTTGATCGATCGCGAATTCAGCCCGCAGAAGGCGCTGAAGGTTTCGGGCGAATCGTTGTTACTCACCAGCAAGACGCAATCGCCAAAGGTAAATCCAGTCGGAACGGCCATGGTCAGTCTCCATCACTCTGTTGAAGGCGGTCGATAATTGGCGGAGCGCTCAGGCAGCGCCCAGCCAGGCACGGAACTCGACCACCCCATGCGAGGTGAGTCCGTCCGGATCTCTCAGATAGCGGGTACCACGATGCTCGAAGGCGAGCAGCCGATATCCCGCCACGGTCAAGGTGGCATTGTGCAGGGCGGCGCGCACCGCACCGGCCAGGTTTTTGATCTCGACCTGCCCCACCGCCTGGCTCCATACATGCAGGGTCACGAAGACCTCGAAGCCCTCGATCAGGCAGGCGCCGGCATCGGCATCATCCTGCAGCACCTGGTCCTCGCCATAGACAACCCGCGGGAATCCGGCGGTCGGCGGCACCCGGTCATAGATGCGTTCCCCGGCGGTGGCGGTCACCGCCGCGGCCCCCTTCAGCGCCGCGATGACGGAGGCCTGGATGGCCAATGAGGTCTCGGTCATGCGTTCCGTGCCGCCTTGTTGAGCGCCCGCTTCACCCGGCCCACGGCACGCTTGCGGTTGGCCCGGTAGGATGGATAGAAGTATGGCCGCGCCGTCGCGTTCACCGTGCCGAATTCCACCCAGCGGGCATAGAAGGCCTCGTCGTTGCCGGCGTAGATGGTGATGGTGACTTCCTCGCCGCCCTTCACCGTGCCGAACACTTTCGATCCCTCCGGCGCGGCACCCCAGGTCCAGCCGATCGAGCGCTCCAGCGTACCGGTGGGCTTCGGCACCAGGCGCCGCATCATCGCCACGATCTCGTCGGCGCTCTTTTCCAGCGCCGCCCGCGCCGCGGTTTCGGCGGCTTGCGGCAGCCGGTCGAACTTGCGGTTCAGCCGCGCCAGGCCCTGCACCGTCATGTCGCCACCCCGGCGGTGGCGAGGATGTCGAAATAACGCTTGCGCTCGTCCATGTTGGCAATCGCCGTGATGTTGTAGAGCGTGCCGGCCCTGGTATCGCGGGCCCGCCAGTCGGTGGTAATCAGGCTGGTTGCCGCCGACACCCGCACCCGGATCACCACCGGTTGCCGGCCCGCCAGCCGCGATGCCATCACGTCCTCGCCGCCCTTCAGCGGCTTGACCTGGGCGGCGACGGTGCATTGCACCACCCAGTCGCCATCCATATTGCCATAGCCGTCGCCCGGCGGCGAATTGACCGACAGGTCGGCGCGGGCCTCGAAGGCCAGGCGCTGGCGCAATTCACCCGCCGGCATCAACCGCATCCTCCGGCCGCGGCCGGGAGACCCGCCGCGCCTTGCCCTTGTCGATCGCCATCTGCCCGCAGGCGCGCTTGACGAAACATGTCCTGCCTTTCCTGTAGGCGATGAGGTTTTGCCGTTCGTGGCCCGTCACCGGCCAGTCGAAATCGTCGAGAAATTCTACCCACATTGCAGACCCGCCATCTCCCAGCAGTAGCCCGAACTCATCTCGTCCAGCGTCCATTGCTTCCAGGCCAGGGCCGCCGCCCAGACGGTGCGATCCGGCTTCGGCGGCGGCGCCATGATGTCGTGGCCGGTCACCTCCCAGGCCATGGCGCCCTTGTCCATGGTGATGGCCGGCACCCCGGCCAGCACCGCCTCGACGGCGGCATTGGAATTCCACGTCACCGCCAGCCGCGCCGCGGCCAGGGCCTCGTCCAGGCTCTGGCCCTGCGCCATGGCGCCGGCAAAACCGCACGAGGTACGGCTGGCCAGCGGATGACCGCGGAACGCCGGATCGATGCCCAGCGCCTTCAAATCATCGGCCCATTTGGCCCAGTGCCGGGCCACGTCGACACCGTCGACCGACATGTCGCCCACCACCTGGCCGAGGATCAGCCCGTAGCCGTCCTCATTATCGCGCCACGGCCGCATCAGCCCGCCGAAATGCCGGTCGAAGCGAACCGGGTCGTCAGGCCCCTTGTAGATGCCGCGGCCATTGAGACCGCCGCCGAACGACACCGATGTCCACTTGAACCGGTCGCCGAGATAGCCGCGCTCGAGCACGCAGACCTCGCCGCCGGCCGCCTTCTGGGCGCGAATGGCGCCCTGGTTGCGCACCCCCCACAGCACCAGCAGGTCGGCGCGGCGGCCGGTATTGTATTCCACCGTCCAGCCGTGGCGCTTCAGCCCGTCGCCGAAGTGCTGGGCCCAGGGGCTCTGATGATGCGCGGCGAAGATGATCTGCGCCGAGCTCATGGCTGGGCCACACCCCAGACTTCCTCGCCGAAGCTGGCCCAGCCCGGGCATTCGGCATCGATCGCCGCCCGCACCGTCGGCCACGACACGTCGTGGCCGAGGATCATGCCGCCCGCTCGCACCTTGCCCCGCCAGGCGGCGAGATCGCGCCGGATTCCGTCCGACGTATGGTCGCCGTCGATGAACACAAAATCCAGCGAGGCATCTTCGACCTGGTCGGCCATCGCCACGCTGTCACCGGCGAGGATCCGGCAGCGCCATCCATAGTGGCCGGCGCGGGCCATCACGTCGCGGCGCAGAAAGGCCATGTCGAATTGCGTATAGGTCTCGGCACAGTCGCAGTCGCGCAATGGCAATTGCTTCCACTGGTCGACGCCGATCATCACCAGGTCGGGGCACTCGTCGAGCAGCGAGAACAGCGTCTTGCCGCGCAGCACGCCGATCTCGGCGCCGCGCCGCCAGCCGTGCTCGCGCACCAGGCGGATCAGCACCCGCCGCTGGTCGGTCGACTTGATGAATGGCGCCAGCCGTGTCCTGTCGTTCAATGCCATTGCCTCATCAAGTCGATTCAACATCTGACAATGGCGGGTACTTTACAGAAAAAACACGCTCCAAAATATCCGGCACCTTGCTAACCTTGATGTAAGCGCAGTCATCCACTTCGACATACGGTCGGGCGCACAGCATTATGCCACTCGACTCCACGGCTTCGAGAGTGCTTCTGACCTCTGAGATGAACATCTTCACAGCTGCACGGTCTCTCTCATCCATGATATCGCTCCGTCATGTCCACAACTGGCGCACCCAGTCCGATTCGCGGGCCTCGCTGGCCGGCTCGTAGGGTCCGCACATGAACCCCGCCAGCATGCCTGCCGGCATCGCCCGCCGGTGCAGTTTCGGCCGATACTGGATCACCCCGGATCGCTCGCCGAACACCGGAATGCCGCCGCCCAGAATATGGGCAACCCACGATTGATCGCCGGTCCAGCGCCGCGCCGTCAGCCGCGCCGATTGCACCGCCGCCGGCGTCATCCTGGTCCACACCGCACTTCCCGCCCCCGGATCGAGGGCGAACAGCGAGGTATTGTAGGGCTCGCCCCGGCCATCGCACCACAGGCGGATCGGCTCGGTGCCGGAGACCAGCGGTCCCAGGTCGCCGGCGATCACCACGTCGAGGTCGATCGCCGCGAAGCGCCGGCCGACGATGGCGTGGAACTCCTGCGACCACAGCCACAGCTTCGGCAGATAGTCCGGCAATGTGCTCACCCGTTCCGGCATCACGATCGATGCCGCGATGTCGAATGTCCCGTCCTGCACGCAGATCAGGTCGTGGCCGCCATGGCGGCGCAGCATCGAGGCCAGAACCACCACGTGGCGCTCGTCATAGCGCGCCACGGTCTTCCAGAAGCCCGATCCGCGCCACAGGCAGCAGACGAACTGCACCGCTATTTCGTCCTGATCCGGATGCGCACCGTGCGGTCCATGCTGCGCCCTCCGGTCGTCGTCACCCGGTTGAGTACGTGGTAGGTCTCGCCGTCCTGGCCGCCGGACAGCCAGACATAGGTCTTGCTGCCATCGGTGGCCGGACTGCCCGCGGTGATGGTCAGGCCGGGACTGTTGGTCTCGACCGCCGACCACGCGGATGTGGCGATCACGTCGCCGTCGAGATAGTCGGTCCAGTCGATCTGGTAATCCAGATATTCGTCCGGATCCTTGGCGGGCCAGGTCAGCATGTCGGCTCCTAGATTGTCACGCTGCGCGATGTCGGCTTGACCACCGCCGTGCGGCTTGAGGCATCGACACCCGCCAGCCGCGATCTGGCCGCAACGGCGGCAACCCGCGCCGGGTTGATGACCGGCAGGCCGCCGACGGTGAAGATGGTGATGCCGTAGAACGTGTCGGGATCGGCGAACAGATCCGGCGCGATGTCGGCGGCGCCGGCCAGCACCACGGCGGAAAAGAACATGTCCGGATCGTCATGCCGCGCCGGCGCCAGCCCATAGGTCGACAGCACCGCGGCATCATGGAACAGGTCGGCCGAATCGTCGAACAGTGGCGGCGCGACGGTCACCCCGCCCGGCGTCACCGTCGCCGCCGGGAAGGTGTCGCCGTCGACGTAGAGCGCCGGGCTCAGGTTCGCCGCGCCGGTCGCCACCGTCGCCGACGGGAAGGTATCGCCGTCGACGTAGAGCGCCGGGGCCAGGTCATAGGTTGCCGACACCGTCGCCGCCGGGAAGGTGTCGCCGTCGCTGTAGAGCGCCGGCGCCACATTGGCGAAGGCCGCGACCGTTGCCGATGGGAAGGTGTCGGCATCGATGAACAGGCTGGCGTCGAGGTTCTGCGGGCCGCTGCCGAGACTGACGGTCGCCGACGGGAAGGCATCGGTCGAATCGTCGAACAGCGCCGGAGCCAGGTCGACGGCGCCGGGCGTCACCGTGGCGGATGGGAAGGTGTCGCCATCGCTGAACAATGGCGGAACGAGATTGTAGGTCGACACCACCGTCGCCGACGGGAACGTGTCGGCATCGCTGTAGAGCGCCGGCGTCAGGTCGTAGGTTGCCGAGACCGTGGCCGGCGGGAAGGTATCGCCGTCGCTATACAGGTCTGGAGCCACATCGGCGAAGGCCGCCACCGTCGCCGGCGGGAAGGTATCGGCATCGCTGTAGAGCGCCGGCGCCAAATCGTAGGTTGCCGAGACCGTGGCCGACGG